CGGTTGTAACTTTCGTTGCATGAACTTTGGATTAACAGGCGAACCAGATCGTGCTGAAAAACAAAAACAAGGTATTATTCATAATGCAGAAGTACAAGGGTTACTTGATGCAGGAGTACACGAAACTACAAAAGAGTTTAACGACTTACCTATTATACATACAGGTTGTGATACATATGCAAGTATCTATCCTGAGTTTAAAAAGTTTAATAAACAGGCAACTGTTGACGAAGTAGTTGAACATTTACTATCTCTTACACCTAATGGTAAATGGGTACAAGATAATGGTCAAGATGTACATTTGATCATGACAGGTGGCGAACCGTTGTTGGCGTGGCAACGACTGTATGTAGAGTTATTTGAACATCCACGTATGAAAGACTTGAGGAATATTACTTTTGAAACAAATACTACACAACATTTACACGAAGATCTCTTTAACTATCTCAACGATCAGGACAGAATCCAAGTCACTTGGTCTTGTTCCCCAAAACTTAGCGTTAGCGGAGAACCTTGGGATACTGCTATTAAGCCTGATGTGGCTAGTGAGTATAACCTTGTTACTGATAGCGACATGTATTTTAAGTTTGTTGTCGCTACTCAAAGTGACTTTGATGAAGTTAAAAAGGCTGTGGACGCTTACAGAAGTGCCGGGGTGGAATGTCCGGTATATCTTATGCCGTTGGGTGGACGCAGTGAAGAATATGTTCTCAACGTTAAAGACGTGGCCGAAGCGTGTATGGCAGAAGGATGGCGATTTACACCCAGACTCCATATCAGCTTATTCGGAAATGCCTGGGGAACTTGATAACTTAAAAATGTATAAAAACGCACAACACAAAAAAGCAATGAAAGCTCCTATTCAAAAGAACTTAGATGAAGAGCTTAGAGAGAAAGGATTAATATGAAAGATCCAAAAGTAATAGAACTTGTGAAACAGTTCAAAGTTGAACTTACTCAACTTAATAAAACATGGCATAAGCTACAAACAGAAGGCATGTATGTTGATGTTAGCGCAGAAGGTACTCACAGTTACACTGACCCTAAATCATTTGTTATCAAACGAATGACACAAAGTATTGAATATTTTAAGGAGGTAAAAAATGTGGGATAAAATAAAAAACACTGTAAGTAAATTACAAGGTAAAAAAGAAGAAACAGTAACAACGAACGAAGACAAACGTAGAGCAATTCTTGCAAAAGAAAAAGAAGAAGCAACTGCTAAAGGTGAAGCATGGGTAGCTGTATTAGATACACAACTTAATCCAGATAATATTAAGAACGGATTCTTCGAGCTCGATTGGAACAATCAATTTATTGAAGAACTACTTGATGCAGGATACTCAGGCGAAACTAATGAAGAAATTGTAGACGGTTGGTTTAAAACTATTGCTGTACAAATACTTGGCGAACAAGGTATGAATACTGCAAGAGAAATGGGCTACATCAATGTTGTGCCTATTGACAAGGACAAGAGTGAAGTATCTTAATGCTTGACATAAGCCAGATTTGGTGTTACAATAGTACTATAAATTATACAAAGGCAAACTAATGGCAACTTATATTCTTGTAGACACAGCTAATACATTCTTTCGTGCAAGGCACGTAGTACGTGGCGATATTGACACTAAGGTTGGTATGGCATTACATATTACCCTTGCAGGTGTAAAGAAGGCTTGGAAGGACTTTAATGCAGATCATGTTGTATTCTGCTTAGAAGGTCGTAGCTGGCGTAAGGACTTTTATGAGCCTTACAAGCGTAACAGACAAGTTACTCGTGATAAAATGACTGTACAAGAAAGTGAAGAAGATACAGTGTTTTGGGAGATCTTCGATGAGTTTAAAAACTTTGTTAGTACTAAGACTAATTGCACTGTAATGCAACATCCGCAACTAGAAGCAGATGATCTTATTGCAGGTTGGGTGCAGTCACACCCTAATGACAATCATGTTATTATTAGTACTGACGGTGACTTTGCACAACTGGTTGCACCTAATGTACGTCAGTATAATGGTATACAAAATGTTACTATTACACATGAAGGCTACTTTGATGACAAAGGTGCGCCTGTAATTGATAAGAAAACTAAAGAGGCAAAGCCTGCGCCTGACCCTGCATTTATGTTGTTTGAGAAATGTATGCGTGGTGACACTAGTGATAATGTGTTTAGTGCATATCCAGGTGTACGTAAAAAAGGCACTAAGAACAAAGTAGGTCTTATTGAAGCATTTGCAGACAAAGACACTAAAGGCTATAACTGGAATAACATGATGCTACAACGTTGGACTGATCATGAAGGTGCAGAACATCGTGTACTAGATGACTACACACGCAATGTTACATTATGTGATTTGACAGCACAACCTACAGAAATTAGAGAAATTATTAATAACACTATTGCAGAAGTCGAACCTAAAGAGATATCACAAGTTGGTATGCGTCTAATGAAGTTCTGTGCTAAATGGGATATGCAACGTATTGCAGATCAGGCAGCAACTTTTGCAGAACCATTACAAGCGAGGTATCCACAATGAGCATAAATGCTAAAGAAATTATAAAAAATAAGTTTTGGATTGTAGAAACAAAAGGTGAAAAATTTGGCACTATAAGTTTAAATGATGATCAATATATACTAAGTACTCCTAAAGGTACTAATTTTTACAATACTGAAAAACAATTATCTAATGCATTAAACTCTTCTATTAGTTGGAGTTCATTAGAAATTAAAGAAAGTATTGAAAAAGAAGTTCACGGATATCCAACTAGTTGTGTTCCTTATAATCCTATATACGATGTAAAACAAAGACTAGCACTGTTTACAAAAAGTTCAAAAAGTAAAAGTTTGTATGCCGCAGGATATTTTATTATACGTTTTGAAAAAGGTTGGGTTAAAAGTTTTTGCCCTAAAATGATTACTCTTGAGCGTTACGAATCAAAAGGACCTTTTAAAACTGACATTATTATGAGAACGGAGTTATCACGTGCCAATGCAAAATGAGCCGTTAAATACTGTTCCTATCCAGCAATTTATTTCTCAAGTAAAGAGTGCAGATGCAAGTAAAGCGAAAGAAGTTAAATTAACACTAGAGCAATCTAAAAGACTTGCATTTACATTAGGTGAAGTAATGACTAGATTGAACGGAGATCTTGAACAAATACTTGCACGTAAAAATAACGGCGACGACGAAGTAATTCAAGTTAATATGGATAGCGGGTCTAATTGGTAATAAAACCTTCAATAGGAATTGTAGGATTTTCACATATCCAGGGCCGCTGGACGTGGGACATAGTAATAGTAAAAGGCAAACGTTGTTTTAGTATCGCAGTACCTTGGCCTGTGTATAAACTTGTTCACTGGCTATGGTCAAAAAAGTGGCCAAAAAAGAGATAAATATATACGTAGTTAACTAAAGGACAACGTATATGAGTAGACCTAAACCAACTGTTCTAAAAGAGTTTATAGACAAAAAAACTTATAAGTCAGAACAAATATTACAATCAGATGCTATTTGGGCGGTATTCTATCAAAATTCACCGTTTAATTTAAAGTCATCTAATATTTTAACAAGTTATCCTGGTCCTAAATATAAAAAGACTAGTTTTTCTAATCCTGGACATGCTCATAATCTTGCTAAAAAACTTAACAATCTATTCGATACTGATGAGTTTACTGTTGTACAACTTACATCAGGTGAAACAGTTTACGAATGAACTGGAAAGAAACATACACTAAAATCTTTTTAAAGCAATCAGGAAAATCAGTTAATGAATTAACTGTTGCAGAGTATATGCCACTGTGGTGGAAGAATACAAGGACAAAAGATTCAGGTGGATTACGTCTAACTGATGCAGGGTTTCAATTTATAAAAGAAGAATTGGACTTAACTACATACGACATTCCTTATCCACGTGATTTTCAACTTACAACTAATACAATTATATGGATGGACTCTTTTATCAACTGCCCATATTATCTAGCATCAGGTGGAATAATTGTTACAGACGAAAAAAAAGCTATGGAATTACACCTTTTTAGCGGTGATATACGTAAATATGGGTTAACAAAAGCTCTTACTAGGCAGAAAAAAGATTCCAAAAGTGGTTGACCTTTTGTAAAACTGGTGCTATTATATATACATACTTAGAAAAAAGTTATGGCACTGAACAACACACAAGAGGAATACACAATGGAAAATACAGCACTACGTACTGTTTCGCCTAATGGCGCAAAGAAAAGCATTATGCGAGCATTTAAGAAGAAACGTCCTTTGTTTCTTTGGGGTCCTCCAGGTATTGGTAAATCCGATATTGTAGGGCAAATTACTAATCAACTTAAAAATTCACACTTAATTGACATTCGATTGTCACTTTGGGAACCAACTGATATTAAAGGTATTCCATACTACGCGGCAAACGATAATGTAATGGCATGGGCACCACCTGCAGAACTTCCAACAGAAGAGTTTGCAGCACAATTTGATCATGTTGTACTATTCTTAGACGAGATGAACTCAGCGGCGCCTGCTGTACAAGCGGCGGCTTACCAACTTGTTCTTAATCGTCGTGTAGGACAATACAAACTACCAGACAATGTATTAATTGTTGCGGCTGGTAACCGTGAAGCTGACAAAGGCGTTACTTACAGAATGCCTGCTCCGTTAGCAAATAGATTTGTTCACTTAGAACTAGCAGTTGATTTTGGCGACTGGTTCCAGTGGGCAGTTGATAACAAGCAACACCAAGATGTTGTTGGTTATTTGACTTTTGCAAAGAAAGATTTATATGACTTTGATCCTAAAAGTCCAAGTCGTTCTTTTGCAACACCTCGTTCTTGGTCATTTGTTTCAGAACTACTTGAAGACGATGATGACGAACAAACTACCACTGACTTAGTAAGTGGTTCAGTAGGCGAAGGCCTTGCTGTTAAATTTATGGCGCACCGAAAGGTTGCGGCATCTATGCCTAATCCGACAGACATTTTGGCAGGCAAAGTAAAAGAGCTAAAGACTAAAGAAATCAGTGCCATGTATTCCTTGACTGTCTCACTCTGTTATGAGCTAAAAGAATCTTCGGATAAGAACGATAAGAAGTTTGATGATAAAGTTAATAACTTCTTGCGTTTTGCAATGGATAACTTTGAAACAGAATTAGTTGTAATGGGTATCAAACTTGCTCTTACACAATATTCACT